CATGTTAGCTATAGTTAGTCCTTCATATATAGGTTGAGCAAGTATTCTAGCACCTATACCAGCTATGCTACCTACATTACTATCTCCAAATATATTCTCTACACCAGCATCATCAGGGTCTTTTGTATAAGTATTAGTACTCATCTCTGATTTCATCCTAAGATATCCATCAGCTAACTTAGTAGCAGCTACTTCATCTCCTTCAGCACTAGCATTTATTAGTGCTTCTTTAACTTGAGCTAAAGTTACCATTACTTAGTTCTTTTTTCTTCGACTAAATTTAAAAAGTCTTGGTCGTCCTCTAATTTAGGAGTTGTATTACCATCTAATTTAATCATAGCACTATCATCTCCAATCCATGCTTTATCAGGTTTGTATTCATACTCTTTTTGAATCTGTTCAGTTGCTTTTTGCATAGAATCTACTGCATTATTACCTTCTTCAATATAAGATAAAGTAAAGCCCATAAATATATTCTGAAGTTCTTTATATCCACTCTTATCCATATCTGCACCACCAGAAAGCTTAGCTAATATAGACCTATAGATTTGTGCATATGGTGAATTAGGGTCAGTAGCTGCACTTTCAAATAATTTAGCTTCCTTCCTATTTATATCTTGTTGCTTAAAGTAATTAGTTGTTTCAAACTGGTTTTGTTGTAGCATTTGAACTTGCTCTCTAAGCTTAATATCAGCTTCTGTTTTAGCTTCTTCTTGCTTTTGTGTAGATGCTACTGATTTAAGTTTCATTAATGTCTCTGCACTAGCTCCATTCTCTACTAGTCTTTGACCTAATGCATCATATAGTTTAGTACTATCCTGAGCATCATCTCCTAACATCTCCATAGTTTCTTTTAACGATGTCTGTGCAATTGTCTGTTCTCTAAGAAGTTTATCATCAGAATTAAAGATAGCATTACCTATCTTATTTACTCCCATCATCATAGGTCCCCAACCAGTAGGAGCATTTTGTCCTATAGCAGCACTTTCTCTGTTCTTAACTACTTGTCTAGCAAGTAGCTTCTCATCAAAATTAAATAATCCTTCTACTGTTGCCATCTATATCTCCTTATTTACCGAATATGCTTGATGCTGATTTAATAGGGGTAGACCATCCACCACCTTGCATTCCACCCATAGAGCCTGAACCCCAGCCTCCACCAGCTGTACTTCCTCCACCCATCATACTGCTAAAACCTCCACCACCTGCCCAACTAGCTCCTTGTCCAATTAGGTTAGTGAATGTACCTATGTTTGCTTGGTCTGCATTTAATCTAGTTTGAGCAGCACCCATATAAGCTCCTGCTCTAGCTTGGTCTCCAGGTTGAGCTGCTGAACCTAAACCCATACCCATCTTAAATGGATTTTGTCCTATTTCTTCTACACCTGTACCCATACCAAACAGCTTATAAACATCATTGTAAGGGTCAAGTCTCATATCATTACCCATTCCATAATAACCAAGACCTGTTTGCATATCTTTAAGTCTTTCAGACCTAGCTTGAGATTGAGCATCAAATGCCATTTTATTATCTTCTCTACTCATAGCTGTTAAATATTCTAATCTTTCTGGATTAGCGTACCCACCACCTTCAAATGTTGCACTACCCTGTCCCATACGTCCACTAGCAAAGAGGTTGTTAGCTAGTCGTTGTTCAGTTTTAGCTCTTCCAGGAGCCATAAGGTCTTGCATATCAGTGTAATACTTACTAGCATCTTTAGAGATATCTCTGTCATAGGCTTCATTAAACATACCTAAACCTTTATCTCTAATACCAGTTGCTCTATCTATACCAGCTTGGTCTGGACCAGCTAAAGCTTGGTTCATAAACATGTCTCTAAGTTGTGTTAACTCAGGACTTAGATTATAACTAGCTTCATTAGATTGATAATCAAAGTCAGCATCACCAAAGTATGAACCCGTAACATTCCAGGGTTTATACTGAGCCATATCTCCTGCTTCACGTTGAGCGGATGCAGCTCTCTTAGCTGCTCCTGTACTTCCTGTAACTGCTCCTACGACTGAACCCATTATTTCACCTCTTTTTCAAAAATATAACCTTTTAATTTAAACCCGTACTTCCGTTCAAAAGCTTTATATCCTGCTTTTCTGGTCGTACCTCCTAGTATTGTCTTACATCCTAACTGCTTAGCTAACTCATTCATATACTTATCCCAATAATCTCCATCACCATATACATTTAAACAAACAAATGCATCATCATCTAGTACCCAACTCATGAACCCATGTTCATTTTCAATAAGATTATCTGTTAATACTTTTCTACTTCCTGATTTCTTTAGAAATCTTTCAGCTGTCTCTTTGTCCAATGTGTCTCCTAAACTTTCATAATAAATGCTAATGCATAGTATGGAGGTAAGTTTCTATTTGTTTTAGATACACCACCACTTGGATTACCTGTTGTAATAGAGTGAGCATGGTTACCTGCATTATTTAATGCCATGCCATGTGTGTGAGCTCCTGCTATTCCAGTTTCAGCTTTACTTCCACTTGTCCCTGATGGTTGTTGTGCTCCACTTCCATAAATAACACTACTAGAAGGTGTTTGTGTGTGTGAGTGAGAACCTGCTGAAGTTGTAGAACCAGTGTGTTTATGGTTACCTGTAGTATTTGTATTACCACCGTGAGTATGGTTTATAACTTGACCATCTTTATATCCACCCTTACTTCCTTCTCTTAAAGCTGAACTAGCTCCTATAATAAATCTTTCTCTTAAATCAGGAGTACCATCTGTTCCATCACATAATGTCCATCCTCCAGGCACAGCTCCAATAGCTCCTGCCCACATAAGTATCATACCTGAAACCATAGCATTTTGTGTTACAAATTCACAAGTTGCTAACTGTCTTGAGTTTGTTCCAACAGGTGCAGTAGGAGCCTTTGGTGTACCTATGAAATCAGGAGAGTTTAAATTAGCCTTACTGTTAACAGATGTCATTAAGTTATTAAACTCTGTATCAAATTCAGAACCTCTAATAATCTTTTCAGTATCTGTATCTGGTAACGAATCCTTTCTTAAAAAGTTTGTTGTCTTTGTATAATTACTCATTAGCTTCTCTTCCCTGTTTTTAAAAATACGTCAATCTTTTGAATACTTAACAACTCATCATATATGGTAGCTTCCATACCAAAATAGAATGAATCTCCACTTCCACCTAAAGGTACTTTAACTCTATGTATACCTATACCTATTGGTGAATACTTACTTACTCCATATAAAGATGTAGGCATAGAATACCTAGCATATACTCCTGTACCTAAGTCTCTATCTACTACTACCTTTCTTGGATTCCTTGTATAATCATATCCATACTTTAATACAAAGTCTTGTTGTTTAGCACCCTCAATTATTAAGTCTGCTCGTTTACCAAACTTAACAATTGTTTGACCTTGTCCTCCTAAGTCAGAACTAGAAGACCTATATACAATATCATAAGATTCAAAGTCATCTGTGTTTCCTTCATACTTAGCTATACCACCTTTAATACCTATCAAGAAATCTCTTTTAGGAGTATCATCAAAGAAGCAACTAAAGAGATTACCATTAGTTAATGACCATGTAGTACACCTAGCACTACCATTCTCCATAGGCAGTCTTAAATCAATATATATCATTTGTCTATTAAACGGTAATGTTATAACATAAAAAGCACTGTCTTCAGAATAACCTGCTCTAATATTTTCAGGAGCATTCTCAAATCTTAACCATTCATTAAATGTATCTTTAATGTTAAGAGTAAGTTCTCTCATTGGCATAGACTTCTCTTGTACAGTTCTAGACAAACTTCTAATACCTGACTTAGACAAGAAGATTAAATCCGTACCAGTGGCTTTTATGGAGTCCCTAGATAGACATCCTATACCAGTAATAACATCTTCTAATGACATAGTATCAGGATTATCTGCTCCCTTATAAATAACTATGTTATCTCTACAGAATATAACTAAGAAGTTATTATGTTGTGCCATACCTACAATAACATCGTTGTTACCTACAACAGAACTAATGTCAAGTATACCAGCATTGTCTGTACTAAAGTTAGTAGGGTCTAGTAAATCACTATACCATATAGTATCTTTATCTTCTGTTGCATTAGCTGTCCATAATCTACCATAAGCAGCTAAACATGCATCA